TAGAAAATGTCGCCGCCAGAGGAGCGGAAATCGTGAGCGCCTTCCAGCAACTGCTGCTTGAAAGACGTACACATGAAGTTGCCAGTAAAAGCCATGTCACGGCCTCCTAAGCAGTTCGGCGAGTTTTGGCTGACCCGCTTCAGTTACAAGGTGATGAACGGTCGTTCGATCCGACTGAATCGCCCGTTGCATATAGAGTAGAATAACGTGTTCTACCTTATCGCGAAAGGCCACAGCCTGTTCCCGGATCGCCGGGTGCGCACTTTCAGATATCTGAACAATGCGGTCAGCAGCGAGCTTAGCCCAGAACTCCGGGGGATGCCCACCATTTGAAGTCGTAGCAACGTCAACCTTCATAACTGAGGTGACGTTGGGTTCAGTCCAAGCCATCAGGTCGCTCTCACTCTGATCAGTCCGTCACGGTAGGCGTCGGTGTTTTCACGCCCTTCGCCGAAGTTCTTCAGGCGCCCGATAGCCTCAGTGTAACGCTGGTTGTAGACATTGAGGATGTCGGCCTCACCCTTCATAAAGGTGTAGGCTTCGAACAGTGTCGCGTAAAGAAGAGCTTCTTCAGCATTGTCCTCAAGCCAAGAGGTGCCGCTCTGAATGATGGAGAGCGGCTTATAGTAATAGTGCAACTCGACCGAGTAGGCGGCTGCAGGAGTAGGGGACAGAAGAAAATTGTTCACGTCGAACAGGGCGTAATACTTCGGAACACCCTGCGTTCCCGTTGGGTTGTACTCCTGCAGATACTCAACGTCCTTATTGAGAAGGAACTGCTTCGAGCCACCTGAAGTGACAGACAGGGAGAACGGCGAAAGGAAGTCTGACGGCACCGCCAGGTATTGATTGCCCGCCGTGGTCACGCCGCTCTGATTCTTACGGAAGACGTCCAGATCGACAGAGAACAGGATCCGCTCTTCCGCGTTCTGGATGAACTGGTTGATGTTCGCGTTGAACGTCGTTTCGTCGTTCTGGGTCCAGTCCTTCACAGCCTGAACGAGAGTGGCATATGTCCAAGCCATCAGGTCGTCACCCTCACAATGCCAACCTGCGTGATGCCCTGGATCAGGTCATTCTGCAGGAATGGGAAGATCGATGTTCCAACCGGCACATCCATTGGTTCGATGCGGTCCGGGCGGGGCTCATATAGCGCCTGCGGCTCGGGCGGCGGATAGGTTGGATCAAGCTGCGGGTGCTTTGGTTCCCAGCATTCGATGCACGTCCTAAACCCCGTCCACTCCTTGCGAAGCGTCGTATAGGGATACATCATTCCGCAGCGGTCGCATATAGCCTCGGAGTATGCACCGTTTGCATAACGAGCCATTAGACCACCCGATAGAAGTCTCGAACAGGGGTAAGCTGTAGCGGGGCGCGGTCACGATCTTCCTGCGCCGCTCGCTCAAACTCCTCGTCGTAGACAGCCTTCAAAAGAGCGACCCGGTCTGGGGCTTTCTTCATGGCGATGTAGTAGGCGAGGCCGGCCGCGAGGCATGGGTAGAAGCGGAAAGGAATCTGCAGGGTGTTCACACCTGCGCCCGCATCGTCCATCCGGACAAGCTTGTCGATGATGAGGTAGTAGGTCTGATCCGGGGCCGGCCACACCGTGACCTGTGGGGAGATCTGACGCTCGACCACGAACTGTACAGGTCGCGCCTGTGTCAGCTTGTTGGGGATGTTTAGGTACTGGTCCCGGCTGATGCGGTCGATGGTCAGGTCGGTCTGGTTCTGATTACCGATATTCTGGTCCATGCGGATCGCCGCGGACAAGATGTCGATTGTGGTTGCCCCGAGAGCGTAGGTCGTTGTCCCTGCAGACAGGGTGATCGACGTGCGCTCAATGGTCCACTGGTTCAAGCCGCGGTTGGCCCACTCGGCAAGAAGCAGGTTCAAGCTACGACGAGCCGTGCGCTGGTCGTAACCAGTACGGATCTCAATGCCGCAGCGCTCGAAGGCTTCTTCGATGTATTCCGCTACGTCGAGCTCAAACGTCTTCGTGCCGGAGACAGCCATTACTTACCGTACCGTGCTTTGTAGAGCATGTCAGAGGCCTCTTTAGAAGAGACCGGGAGGGCAGTGAGGTCGCTCTTGAGCTGGCCCTTCGAGACAATACCACCCATCGCCATCTTCTTCGGCTTTGACATGCCGGCTTCAGAAAGCGCAATAGCAATCGCCTGCTTGGGCGACTTCACAACGGGACCCTTCTTACCGGAATGAAGCTTACCGGCTTTGAACTCCCGCATAACAGTGCCCACTTTTTTCTGGGCTTTCGTCATCTTGGCCATATCAGAGCCCCTTCTTCCTAAACGGTTTGACCTTCTTGGCTACGGACTGCGGCTGCTTCACGAACTGTTTACCAGAAGCCTTACCGGCCCGCTTGGCTTTTGTTGTGGCCGCGTATTCTTGGGGAGACAAGGACTTGATCGCGGCCTCGGGAAGGTACCTCTCGCCGGTCACGCTGGAAGGTTTGCCGGATTTAGTCCGCCACTTCTGCGCTGTCCAAGCCTTGAGGGACTTCTGGGGCTTCTTCATTTGTCTTTATATCCACCGCCCTTGGCTTTGTATTCCTTCGCCAAGAGCTGGGCCTTCCTGGCCGACCATTGGCCTGCGGCAGTCCCTTGAACCGCCGAGGCCTTGATCTTTTCAAACAGGGCTTTGCGCATGCCGGGCTTCGTATAGTTGCCCGCTGCGTTCACCTTGCTTTTAGGCTTGGAAGGTTTTTTCACTTACCGACCTTCTTCATGCCCATAGCCATCTTTTTGCGCGGCGAGATCATCATGCCGCCCTTGGCCATCTTCTTAACGGCGCCACCTTTGGCCATCTTCTTGACCATGCCGCCCTTAGCCATTTTCTTCGAACCACAACCAGCCATGACAGCCTCCTATCAGCAAATCTTGCAGGGCTTTGAGCGGGCCTTGCCGTAACCGCGAACCTTCACGAGACCGCCCTTGGCGTACTTCTTGACCATGCCGCCCTTGGCCATGCCTTCGTCCTCAATCATGCGCTTGAGCGCATCACGATCAGACATACTAGGACCACCCTGCGGAGAAGATGGAGACATGCTCTTAGGGGCGTCCTCATACATAGGTTCACGGAGGTTCTTGGGAACGTCCTCATACATAGGTTCACGGAGGTTCTTGGGAACGTCTTCATACATATGTTCGCGGAAGCGCTTGCGCAAACCTTCTGGAACAACCGAAAACTTTTCGCTAGGTTTCATGCCGGGCATCTTACTTCCCCTTCTTCTTTCCAAGGATGATCATGATGCCGATGCCGGCCTTCGGAGCCTTGGCCATGCCACCTTTAGCCATTTTGGGCTTCAAGCCAGCGGCCTTCATCTTCTTGGCGTAGTCGGCTTTTGCCGCAGCCGGGCTAGGGCCTCTGCCTACGATGTCTTCCGTGGATCCCCACGTCTTCTTGTCAACGGAGCCGCCCTTAGCAAAACCCTTGGTTGCCTTGCCAAGACCGCGCTCCGCTACGCCGCCACGCCCGCCCTTTGTAGAGAAGCCCTTCTTGACTTCGCCGCCCTTCTTCATGCCGGGAACGCCCTGCGGCATCGGACCAGCCATCGGGGGAACCTGACCTTCGAGCAGGGCGGGGCCCATAGCTTTCGGGGCTTTCATTGCTTTAGGCATCTTGGCGCCGGCACGTTTCATGCCGATCATCTTGCGCATGCCCATTTTACGCGGACCCATGGCCATCAACGTGCTCCTGTAATGCGGTCAATCTTTTCTTCGAGGCGGTCGAATCGCTGCATGATCCGGCTAAGATCATTGTGCAGATCGACTTTTGTAACATAGTTCTTGGCGATGTCTTCACGGGTTTCCGACAGGTTGCTTGTCAGGCGCTCCTGTTTCCCATGTAAGTGAACCATCGCCCATGCCGCGGGAGCGACAATCAACGTCAGGATCGTGTTCCAGATGAACTCGATGCTCGCACTCATTTGAATCGACTCCCGCCAGGAGGGGCCTTTTTGGAACCTTTGGGACCCGCCCAAAGGACCTTGCGGGCCCAATAGTTTGCAGAAAATTTATCGTCCTTACCCTTGATGCCAGCGCTACGGGCGAGGTAGCTCTTGCGGGCTTCGGCCGAATAGTTGTGACCCATGCTGGCATCGCCGAAGTGGACGACCTTTACTTCGTCGCCCTTCTTGGCAAGCACCATCTTTTTCTTCTTAGGGTTCGTAGAGGCGCGAGGCTTGTTGAAACCGGGATAGCTTACACCCCGGTAGCTGATGCCTTTGCCAGTGCGCTTGACGTCAGATGCTTTGGCCATCAGGCAACCCCCGCGTCGTTCTTGATCAGGATGCCTTCCAACTGGATGGATCCAGGAGCAGGGTTCGACTGTCTAAGCTGCCACTGAACGTCTGTCTTTTCGACATACGCACGGGGAATGATACGCGTTGAAGCGTAAGCTTGGGTAAACGGGGCAGAAAGAACAACAAGCGGGGTTGTTACGCCCCCGGAGATGGTCTGCGAATATACCCGATAGGTGCAATACTGCGAGCCGTTGTTCGTCGTAAAGGCTTGCGCACGAGTGAGATAGAAGGTGTGGCCGGCCGGAACCGTGTAGATGCTTGCCTGACTGCGACCCGTTCCAGCGTTGATCTGAGCGTACACCACACCGCTGTTGGCGGCGGTGATGTTTCCGACCGTGGTTCCGGACGTGATCTGCATCGCGTTGATGCGGAAGAATGTCGCCGTCCCGGAAGTGACCGTACCCGTAGTTCCACCAGAAAAGGTGACGGTAGCGGTCTTCACCTTATAGTCAGCATCCAATCCGAAAACGCGCATGGTGCAGGTTTCGGAGGACGAGCTGGAGAACGTCATCGCAAGAGCCGATGCCGGGAAGACATACGCTGTGTCGTTAGACTTCTCCCACACCGCACGGAACTGATCACCGTGCAAGGCGTTGTAGCCCTGCACGTTCACTTCGTTGTGCCAAGAGATTTGCCCCCGAGCTAGTTGTAGCTCGAAGGGCTCGTTCTTACCGCACTTGGTTGTTGAGGACGGCTCAGCCATCTCATCACCCGTAGGATTTAAGGACCTCGATCACCACGGTATACCGGTCGCCGTTTGTGGCTCCGACAGTGGTGAACAGGAGATCTCCCGTCTTCCCGGTCCCCGCGTTGTTGGTGATGCCACCAAAGCGCGAGAAGTCGAGGGAGATGAAGTCAGCTTCACCAAAGGTCAAAGCCACTACGTCTGTGGTGGCATCCCAAAGAAGATTGAGACCCATTCCAGCCGTCATGGCGTCAACCCGCTGGATTGACATGCCCGTGCAAGGCTCACCCTGAAAGCCGTTCAAAGCGGACACGTCGATCTTAACGACGCCCGATTCACCTGTGCCATCAGAAATGTTGGTGAACTTGAAGACGGCACGTTGAGTGCCGTCAACCAAGATCT